AATCTTGTTGCTCTAGCTGCTGGGATTGCTGCATCTGCTACAGGAGTTTTCCCAACAGGAGACTACGGGTTGTTAGATGCGGCTAACGCGGCTACAGATGCGTTCGGTTTTGCAGTTGCAGACTTGACAATTTTTGACATGAGTGACACTCCTGCGGGCGAACTAGATGCACAAGACTTAGGAGCTTTGACTTAAAATTTGGCGGGTAAGCAAAATGATGATATACTCACTGTATATTTTAGGTTGACCAATTTTTAATAATATGATAGAAAGGTTATTATGAGTATTAAAGTTTCTGCATTTATGGGCGGTCTAGGAATAGATGCTCGTAATAAGCTTGAGTTACAAGACAACGCAACTGTACAGATCGGTGACGCTTCTACAGGCAACTTACTAGTTGGTAGTACAATTGCTATATCTAATACTAATCCTTTTCAGGGCGACACCTTAGTTGTAGGCGGTAATCTAAGGTTAACGTCAGGTCAAATTATTTTTGCTGATGGGTCTGGTCAGGCATCTGGTTCATCAGTTACTACGTTTCCAACTGGAGACTATGGCTTACTTGACGCAGCTAATGCTGCTACAGATGCATTTGGACAGGCCACTGCTGGCTTAACAACTTTTGATATGCTTACATCACCCGTCGGCTCAGAACAAAACGAAGATTTGGGTGCACTAACTTAATAAGGAGAAAACAATATGCCTACTCAATTACAATTTAGAAGGGGCACAACTGCACAAAACAACTCATTTACTGGTGTTGTTGGTGAATTATCTATCGATACAGATACCGATAACATTCGCGTACATGACGGATCACAAGCCGGTGGTTTTGAAATTATTCCTTCTGGTACTATTCTTCCATTTGGCGGATCTAGTGCACCAGGTAACTTTCTTTTGTGTGATGGCTCTAACGTTTCAAGAACTACCTACGCACGACTTTTTGCTGTAATCGGTACAGCCTACGGAGCTGGTGACGGTTCAACCACTTTTGGTCTTCCTGACTTACAAGACCGTGTTCCATTAGGTAAGGGTACAAATAACTCTACTCTCGGCACAGAGACTGGGTCAGCTGCTGCCTCATCTGTAATTACTAACGCAACGTCAAATACTGGTACTGGTAATACAGGGACTGGAAATACTGGAACAGGTACTACTGGTACTGCGAATACCGGCAACTCTTCTGGGGTACAAACTGCAGCCTCTAATACTGGTACAGGTAACACAGGTACCGGTACGACAGGTGGGGGTACCTCAGGTTCTACTACTAACTCTCTATCGCTTACTACTGCAACCTTTGCTTCTTCAGCAAAAGACTCATCTACGGCTTCAGCTGTAACAAACGTGACTAATGCTGCACATACACATACGATTCCAGGTCTTTCAGTGCCTGCGCTGTCTATTCCAGCATTAACAATTCCTGCTCTTGATGTTGATGCACACGCTCACTCTGTTCCAGGACTATCAATTCCTGCGTTAAGTGTTCCAGCTCTAAGTGTACCAGCATTGAGCATACCTGCTTTAAGTACTACCTTGCCAACTAGTGTTGTTAATTATATAATTAAAACATAATAACCAATGGAGGGGTAATTGGTAACGTACACAGTAAAGTATAAGCTTTCAGGTGCTTCTGCATGGAAGACTATTACAAATGTCGGTGAAGATGGATTTAACGATTACGGAGTTTCTCGTTATTTTATTCTAGCCAACAATCAAAGAATTGAAATTCCATCTTCAGCTTCTTTTCAGTTTGATGCTAGACGCCAAGACCGAATAGAAGAACTAAGATCTCAAATGGAAGTTCAAGGGGTGGTAGACAGGACAGGATTATCAGTTCCTGGAATTTCACATCCTGCTCTAGGAGGACAGACATGAGTCCTGTCGTAATTCCTGACGCTCTTCCGATCGAAACTTGTGATTTTTTAACAAAGTTTGCTCTTGAAAATACAAATGCTTTTATAAATGAAGGCACACAAGTAATTCCACAATTTCTTAATAAAACTCTTGGCTACAAGCAGTTACATCGATCAATGCCCTCACCTTTTATTGAAGTTGAGCGCACTTTAAATTATGCTCGACATATGGGTCAAAAATTTATATTTGATCATTTTGGGGAAATAGCATTTCCAGATAATACAGAATTGACGTTTTGGAACCCTGGTGATAGTATGAGTTTACATGCGGATAACTGTTGGCAAGAAGATGCCCCTGATCATATCAAAGAGATGGATCACCCAACTGGGTTTAGAGACTATTCCGCTATATTCTACCTGAACGATGATTATGAAGGTGGTGAGATTAGCTTTCCAAACTTTGATCTCACAATTAAACCTGAAAAAGGATCTGCTGTATTTTTTCCGGCAGGACTACAACATAGTCATTCTGTATCAGAGGTAAAAGGAAAAAAGCGCATCACTATTGCCGTTTGGTACTCTTTGGATGTGCTCTATGCAGAGTAATGGAAAACAATACAAGAGAATTAGATCAAATTCAAGGCGAATTAGATCGCTTACACGAACGCTCTCAGTCTAATAAGGCTAACATTTCTGCTCATGAAGCTGTGTGTGAGGAAAGATACAACAATATAATCCTTACCATGAACGCTATGAATGATGAAATGAAGTTAATACACAAAAAAGTGAACGAAGTAACTGAATTAGCTACTCAAGGAAAAACTTCATTAAAAACTCTTCTATGGTTGGGAGCCTCGATAGCAGCACTTGCTACTTTTATTTCAGTTGTGATTAATATATTTCCTAGATGAGTGATACCTTTTTCCGCCTTAACATTGATAAACTTCTAACAAAACTTCCTACACCTGTTAAGTTTAACGAGTCTCAACAAGCCATGATTGATGGTTTAAATGAGAATCGTTTTTTTGTGCATATAGCAGCTCGCCGTACAGGAAAGTCTTATGCTGCTGCTATTCTAGCTTTTGCTAAGCTGTTAGAGCCTGGACAGCAGGTAATGGTGGTTGCTCCTAACTTTTCTCTTTCTTCCATCATTTGGGACTATGTAACTGATTTAATTAAACAACTTGAAATTGAGGTTGATAGGTTTAATCAAAAAGATAAAGTTGTGAGACTTATAAATGGATCCGTATTTAGACTTCTTTCAGCAAACAATCGAGACTCGTTAGTAGGTCGTGCAGCTAACTTGCTCATAGTCGATGAAGCAGCAATCATAACTAACGATGAGTACTTTACTAGAGATCTAAGACCTGCTCTTTCTACATTCCAAGACTCTCGTTGTCTATGGATATCTACACCGCGAGGAAAAGGAAACTATCTTTACTCTTATTATTTAAGAGGAGACGATGTAGAATACCCTGAGTGGGGTTCCGCAGTATTTACGTGGAGATCTAATCCTTTACTAGCTGAAAAAGATATCGAAGAGGCGCGTAAGTCTAGTACTAGAGCCTTATTTGCTCAAGAGTATGAATGTGAGTGGACTACTACAGAATCTCAAATTTATGAAGGTTTAGATGAAGATAAACATATAGGTGATTATCATGGAGAGAGATTTTTAGAAGTTGTAGCCGGACTTGACGTAGGTTATAGAGATGACAATGTGTTTGTTGTGATTGGGTATGATGGAGAAAATTACTATATCTTAGATGAATTTATATCAAAAGAATCTACTACCTCAGAGCTAGCTTCAAATATTCAAGACAAAATTGATGAGTGGAATATAGACGTTATTTATATTGACTCTGCCGCTCAACAGGTTAAAGCAGACTTTGCTTATGATTATGATATATATTGTGAAAACGCAATTAAATCTGTCAATGATGGAATAAATTACATTCAAGTGTTAGTTGAAAAAGACAAATTATACTTTGATACACTTGGTGCTACCCACACTTTTTCTGCTATGAGTTCTTATAGATGGAATCCTAATACAGAAAATCCTAAGCCTATTCATGATTGGGCTTCTCACCCTTGTGACGCTGTAAGATATGCAATTTACACGCACTCTAAAATGAGCAATATTTCAATTTATGCATGATGAAATTAGAGTTATTGTTTTAAACTATAAAAGACCTGATAATATTTTTAGTATTATAAAAGCATATCGTGATATTTTTCCTATAACTATAGTAAATAATAATCCTGATGAGCCTTTTCCTTATCTAGGGCAACCAGTTGACGTCATAAATAATG